GCCGGCAGATCCGGGCCTAGGCGACCTCGTCGCCGGGGCGCTGAACGCGGTCGGCGTCAGGAAGCACCCTGGCTGCGGCTGCCACCAGAAGCAGGCGGCTCTGAACGCGGCGACGCCTTCCTGGGTGCGGCGTTGGCTATCGGCGCTTGGGCTTCGGCCGGCGGGTCGCCAGCCGAATCACCACGTACAGCACGATGGCAAACGGCAGGATCGGCAGGCACCACTGAACAGCCAGGATGCCTAGCCCAACTGCGGGACGAATCACTTCCTCCGGAGTCTGCATACATCCCGTAGACTACCAGTGTGGCAAGGATCCCGAAATGGGCCTCCGACCACCGCAAGGACGTGTGTGAGTTCGGGTGCGTGCTGAAATCTTCCAGCGACCGCTGGCACGTTGTCACGTACCTTGGCAAGGGGTGGTTCCGCGGCGGCGTCATGCGTTGGCGGCACGGCCCCAGCTTTGAGCGTGCCCAGGAATGGTGCGACCGGGTGAACGCCGACAGGGCCAAGTGGCGTCGGCAGCAGCAGCGGAGGAAGGGCCGCGACTTTACATAATCCGGCCGTGGTGCCCGACCGGGCACCGAATGTCATTGACCGGACACCATAATGTCGATACCTTGTTGGTCGACAGGCCCAAGGTCCGGAACGCAGAAGGTCTGCTAATCGGCGATATGGGCCTGCGATTCATGGAGGAATTGCAGCATGTCCCGCAGGAAAGATGAGCGCGTGCCGGTGGTGCAGGACTCGCGGGTGCAGGTCGGTCTCGACCGCACCACGAACGACCTCTTGACCGCCCTGGCCAAGTTCGACGGCTCGAGCAAGGTTCACGTCATCCGCCAGCTCGTCCGGGCGGCGGCCCGCACCCATTACGGCAGCCTCGAGAACGCGCTGCTGGAGGTGCGCAGTGCTTGACCTCGTCATCATCCTTGCGACCGTGCTCGGCACCCTGGCGTGGGCCGTGCTCTGCCGCCCCGAACATGAAGCCTGCCGCCCCGTCGACAAGGTCGAGGGGGTGCGCCGTGGCTAATCGGAACGTGGTTTCGGCCCTTCATCGGGTGGGGTGCGATTCAGCGACGAGTGTCGCGGCATCCCATCCCGATGAAAGGGATCTTTCCTACTACAAGACGCTCGGCGCGGCGCTACAGCTCGAGATCAACCGGCTAGAAGTGAAGCAGGCGCTTGCCGCCGAGGTGCTGCGCACCCTGATCGAGCGATACCGCACGATCGTGGCGGACGCCGATGCAGGCCGCATCGTCGAGCAGGACGCCATCAAGCGCCTGGACAACCTCGCGAACGCAGCGTTCCACTCAATCACCAAACTGCTCACTCGCTGAGGGAGGATCGATGCGCATGGCACAGGAACGACGCGAGCGAACGCTCGCGTACGACGCGGCGCGTGCATGGTGTGAGCAGGCGCGGAAAGCGGAGTACGTGTGGGATGTGGACCAGCACTGCTGGTTCATCAGGTCCGCTACCGGAGTGTGGGAGCGCGACCGGTTGGGGCTCGTCCGGAGCGAGATGATTCGTGCTGCCCAGGCGGCTCGACCGGACGACACTGGCAACTGGGCGCGGTACTTCGACATGGTGGCGACGTGCCAGGACGGCGTCACCATCACACGCGACCAGTGGGACACGCACCTCTACGCGTTCGGCGCGCCGAGCGGCGTGTTCGAACTGGTCGAGGGCTGCGCTGTCGAACGCATGCTCGACCTGAAGATCACCAAGCAGGTCGGTGCTTCGCCGGGGGGCTCGAGCGACCTGTGGGAGCGGTTCCTGCTCGAGTGCTGCGAGGGCGACGAGGAGGTCGTGTCGTTCCTGCAGCGGTGGGCCGGCTACGCGCTGTCTGGCCTGACCGTCGAGCACGTGATCCTGTTCGTGCACGGCCCGGGCGGCAACGGCAAGAGCGTGTTCGTCGACACGCTCCGCCACGCCTGGGGCGAGTACGCCCGCACGATGCCCATGGATGCCCTGATGGAGGCGAAGAACGACCGCCACCCGGCCGAGATCGCCATGCTGGCCGGGGCACGGCTGGCCATCGCCACCGAGACGCAGGAGGGCCGACGGTGGGACGACGCGAAGGTCAAGCAACTCACGGGCGGCGACCGGATCGTGGCGCGGCACATGCGCCAGGACTGGTTTGAGTTCGACCCGACGTTCAAGCTGCTGGTCGTTGGCAACCACGCTCCGCAGATCGCCACCGTGGACGACGCCATGCGCAGGCGGCTGTGCATGGTGCCGTTCAACAACAAGCCGGCCATGCCCGACCCGACGCTCGGGCAGCGCCTCAAGCAGGAGGCTGGAGGCGTCCTACGTTGGGCCATGGAAGGCTTCGAGGCGTTCAGGCAGGCTGGAGGCCTGAACCCGCCCGAACGCGTCCTGAAGGCAACGCAGGCGTACCTCGACGAGCAGGACACGGTCGGCGCGTGGCTGCAGGACTGCTGCATCGTCGGGGACGGCGGCTGGACCGCCAGCGCGGACCTGTTCAGAAGCTGGGAAGCCTGGTGCCGGGACGCGGGCATCCACGCCAAGAGCATCAAGCGGCTGTCGGGCGACCTGGCGCGGCGCGGCATACCGGCCGAGCGGCGCAAGCACGGGCGCGGCTTTGGGAACGTGCGGGTGACGCTTGGTGACGCATTGGTGACGGATCAACGGGATGGGTACTGGCCGTGATTCCAACTAGGAAACGGCGTTTGGTGACGGATGTGACGCATGTGACGCTTTGTCTGAGTTACGCGCACACACGCGCACGCGCACACGCGAGGTCATATGCGGTGACGCGTCACATGCGTCACCAGCGTCACCCAGCCTCTGAGGAGGCAGGAAGGTGAACGATGAAGCACTGGAAATCTCCGTGGCCGCAAAGGGCCTCCGAAGCACGTGGCAAGCGGGCGTCCTATGGCGGCAGCTGGAGTCGCCTCAGCCTGAAGCTGCGGCAGAACAGCCCGCTGTGCCAGCGGTGCGGGATCAACCCAAGCGAGCAGGTGCACCACGTCGTGCCAGTCAGGGCCGATCCAAGGCTCAAGCTGGACCCGAGGAACGTCCTGGTCGTGTGCCGCGCCTGCCACGAGGAGCTGGATCACCCGCGGTAGCACCCCCCGGCAAGGGCCGGGGGGGGGCCAAGAAGGCTAGGGCACCGCGGTGTGGGTCCGTCGAAACGGGACCATCGGTGGGGCCGCCAAGTACAGAGAACGTCGACAACGGGGAAGCACCTACTTCACCCGGTGAAACACCTGCTGCAGCGGCCGTCGACGTCTCGGATGCGTACGCCCGGGGCGTCGTGGACGGCACCGTTGCCGCGCCGCGCCGGATCCGGGCCGCGTGCCGGCGGTACCTCGGCGAGCGGGCGGACCCCGCCGGCCACGGCGTCGCCTGGGACGCCTCCGAGCTCGAGCGGTTCCTGCAGCGGTGCCGGATGCTCAAGTTCGAGCTTCTGCCCTGGCAGGTGCACGCGGCGACGGTGCTGATGGCCCGGCGGCGGGCGGACGATGGCACGCCGGCCACGCGGTACGCCCTGTGGGTGGTGGCGCGCGGTGCAGGCAAGACGGGCCTGGTCACGGCCCTGCTCGAGTGGATGCTGTGGGAGGGGACCGACCTCGAGGTGTGCTGCGTCGCCACCCAGCAGGACAAGGCGAACATCATCCACGGGCGGATCCAAAAGATGCACCGCGGGGAGGATCGGTGGCGGTTCGTCGGCGGGGGCGGTGCCACCAGCATCGGCCTGATCGAGCACAAGAAGGCGACGCTCAAGGCCATGCCCTGCACGGACAACGCCATGGACGGCATCACGCCCCGGCTGGTGATCGCCGACGAGGCTGCCCGCATGGATGCCGCGATCCTGCGGGCCATGTCCAGCGTCACCAAGACCCGCACGGGGCAGATGCTGTTCATCACCACCCCCGACCGGGACCAAAAGACCCGCGAGCTGTGGCCGTACTGGGAGGCCTGCGAGATCGCCCTCGACCAGGACGAGGCCCTACCCGAGGGGTGGTGGGCGCTGCTGTGGGGCATGGATCCCACCGACGAGCCCGACTCCGACCTCGCGGTGCACCACGCGAACCCGTCCGCCGGCGTGCTGATCTCCGTCCGGGACATCCGGACCAAGATTCAGAACGCGCTGAAAACGGCCGACCCGAAGGCACGGGAGGAGACCTGGCTGCAGGAGCTGGCCACGTTCACCGACGACCTTGCCGGTGCGCTGCCCCTCGAGCTGCTGGACCGCATCTCGGTGGATACCGATTGGGAGATGCTGGAGGGGGCACCCGGCGTGGTGGCGGTGGACTTCAGCCAGGGCGGGTTCTTCTCGGGGTCGCAGTGCGACCTCACCAGCATGTGCGTCGCCGTCTGGGACGGCAGCAAGGTGCATACCCGCGGCTACCACTGGTGGGCCGGGGCGGACATGGCGCACGACGAACGGCGGACCCGCCAGCCGCTGGCGCGGTGGGTGCAGGACGGCCACCTGAGCGTGTCCGGGCCGACCATCGACTTCGACGCCGTCGAGGCCCGCCTGGTCGACGTCTGCCGCCGGTACGACGTCAAAGCGTTCGTGGCCGACCCGGTGGGCAAGGCGTCCGCCTGGGCCGCGCAGATGGAACGCAAGCACGGATGGCGCTGGCACAAGGCACCGCAGACCATCGTGTGGATGGGCGGCGGGTGGGCCATATGGCAGAACTGGGTGCGCTCCGAGCAACTACGCTGCAAGCCCGACCCGGTGCTTCGGAGCTGCCTGGCGTCGGCCCGTCTCTACGTGGGGCTCACGGGGCTTGCCATGCCGGTCAAGCAGCGCAGCACCAGCAACATCGACGCAGTCACCGCGCAGGTCATGGCCGCCCGTGTCCTGCACGACCTTGAGATCATGGGCGGCAGCATGTACGAATCCCAGCCGGGATTTTAAAAGGTAGCAACATGAGCGACGAACGATGCAACGCGGACCTCGGCCCGCTCACGGCGAAGCTGCTCGAGCAGCAGCGCGAGATCGACCGCCTGAAGGCCGAGCGCGACGATGCAAGGCGAATGTACTGCCGTGGATTCACGGATTTTTGTCCAAATCCGGCGCATGCCAAGCTGACGCTTGAACAGGCGGCAATGCGAGTGGCAAAGGAGTTGGGTTGGGACTGCTTCAAAAGCCGTACACCCCGTGTGTGTGATGCATACACAAAGTGATTTAGTGTCTACGCGCTGACTACGGCGCGTACTCACGTGGCCTTGATCGTCGCGGACACCATGCGCAGCATGGTGCCGTGTCGATCTGGTCCCAGTTCATGCGCTGGTTTTGGCCCACACAGATGGTGTGGTTCAGTGCCTCCGGCGCACGGCACCTGAATGCGGACCTGCTCGGCGTGCCCGCGATCATGCGGGCGATTTCGCTCATTTCGACGGACTCAGCGAGGCTGGACCTGGTCGTCCACCGTCGCGACGGATCGGTGGTGGCCGATTCGCCCGCGCTGACCCTCCTCGAGGGCGAAACCGCCTCACTGCTCTCGGGATTCGAGCTGCGGCGCTGGCTCGCCT